ATGTTCAAAATTCTGGAGCAGAACTAACAGGCATAGGTTTAACAACTGATTCTGGTAATGTAGGAATTAGTGGTGAGATTAATGCAGGTTGGGGAAGACTTACTTATGGTGAAAACGCTTGGGGTATTCAAGGTGACGTTTTAATTACAGGTATAGGTTTAGATGTAGGTGTAGGAACTGGATCAGTTACTATTGATGTTCAACCAGAACTTTTAGGTGAACAAGTAAATTTATCTACAGGCGATCCATTTATTATTACAGCAACAGAAATTTTCTTAAATGATAATCCATTACCAAATTTAACAGTAGCAGAAGGAACAGTAGATGCTGCTCCTGATGCAGAAGTGTCAGGTCAACAATTAAATGTTGGTGTTGGTACAGTTACAGCATTTAACGAACAAGGTTGGGGTAGAGATGATTGGGGCACTGAAGTTTGGGGTGCTCAAGGTATTTGGGTTTCTGTACAATTAGATAATGATAATTTAGGTTTAGGTGTAACTTCAGGTATTAGAGAAACTTGGGGTCAAGATGAATGGGGAGCAACTACTACAGAATGGGGTGGAAGTGCAGTTACTGATGTAGGTATATTAACTAATGCCGCTGTAACAGGTAATGAATTAACAGCAGCTGAAGGAACAGTAGATCCTTCTCCAGATGCTACAGTTGTTGGTATTGGTTTAACAGCTAGTGTTGCTTTAGGGTCAGTAATTGAAGCTGATGCTAATGTTACAATAACTGGAATTGGCTTAGAAATAGCTCAAGGTCAAGCAGAATTAGATGCAAATACTATTGCAAGTATTACTGGACAACAGTTAAATATTAGTTTAAATAGTGCAGTAGCAGGTGCTTCGGCAGAGGTTAGACCAACTGGAAATCAGTTGACAATAACTTCAGGAAGCATTAATGTACAATCTTGGCAGATTGTCGACACCGGAAATAGTGTCACTTGGAATGAGATTGACACAGCCGCTTAAATTTAGTAAAAATAAAATATAAGGATTTAAAATTATGGCATCAAGTTATTCAACAGACCTTAAACTAGAGTTAATGGTTACCGGTGAAAAAGCTGGTTTATGGGGTGATATCACAAATACAAACTTAGTAATTGTACAACAAGCTATCGCTGGTTTTGAACAAGTTGCATTAAATGCAACAACAGGTGCAACTCTTGCATTTACAAACGCAGCAACTTCAAATGGTAAAAATGCAGTTATCGAATTAACTGGAACAATCACAGGTAACGTTGATGTAACTGTACCAACTGGAATTACAAATAAAGTTTACATTATTAAAAATAGCACATCAGGTGCTTTCACTGTAACTGTAAAAGTTTCTGGTCAAACAGGTGTAACTTTCTCAGCTACTGATAAAGGTGCAAAACTTTTATATGTAAATGGAACAGATGTTGCAGATTCAAACATTGGAAAAGTTTCAAACGATATTTCTCCATCACTATCTGGAATACTAGATACAAATGGCAATGATATTGTTATTGACGATGCTGGTGCAATTGAAGATGATGCAAATAATCCTTACATTAGATTTCAAAAAACAGCTTCAGCTGTAAACTTCTTAGATGTAACTAACCAGGCAACGGGTTCAGCTCCTGAAGTAGCAGCAGTTGGAACTGATACAAACATTGACATGAATTTAACTCCAAAAGGAATTGGAAGAGTTACATTAAATGGTAATGGTAAAATTCAAGGTCTTGCAGAAAAAGTAGAAGTTAATGGTACATTCACATCAAACATTAACATTGATACAAATACTCAAGCAGTAAGATTAGACACTGCAAATGCTTCTGCAAACTTTACAGTTAATTTAAGAGGTGATGGTTCAAATTCTTTAGATGCTTCTATGGACACAGGTGAATCAATCACAGTTGCATACGTTTCAAAACAAGGTGCAACAGCTTATTACAATACTACAGTACAAGTAGATGGTTCAGTTGTAACTCCAGTATGGCAAGGTGGAGGAGCACCAACTGGTGGTAACTCAACATCAAATGATGTGTATACATTTACAGCTATTAAAACAGCTTCTTCTACTTTCACTGTATTAGCAGCTCAAACGCAATTCGCGTAAAACTAGGAGGATAGAAAGATGCCAATAATTGGTTCATTTGGAGCAGGATCCGCATCAGGATATGGTCAAAGAAAAGGTGGAAGATGCGAATTAATTTTTGCAACAGGCGGATGTGTTACTGTTTGCGGTGACTATAGAATTCATGTTTTTACAGGTCCAGGAACTTTTTGTGTAACAGCAGGAGGTGGTGAACTTGGAGTAGCTGATTATATGGTGGTAGCCGGCGGTGGTGGCGGTGGACCAAGAGACGGAGGCTCAGGAGGAGGAGCAGGCGGTTTTAGAGAAGCTAAAACTGGAAATAACGGTTGTTATACAGCAAGTCCTTTAGCTAATCCTGTAGGTCTTCAAATTGAACCAGGAGCTTACCCTATTACAGTTGGAGCTGGTGGCCCAGCAACTGGTGCCCTTAGTCCTGGTGCAGGTAACGGATCAGATTCAATAGCATTAGATATTACATCCACTGGTGGTGGTAAAGGTGGTGATAGCCGAGGACAACCAGGCGGTTCTGGTGGAGGAAATTATGGACCTCCAGGAGCTTCACCTTCTCCTGGTGATGGTAGAGATGGTAATACACCTCCAGTTAGTCCACCTCAAGGAAACGATGGTGGTATAGGAACTCTTCCAGGATTTTATGTCACAGGAGGTGGCGGAGGAGGTGCAGGAAGTACAGGAAGTAATAAAACCGCTGGAGTTGGTATAGGAACAGAAGGTCCAGGACCAAGTTATGGAACTCCAGGACCAGCAGGCCCTTTAAGATATTTTGCAGGAGGCGGTGGTGGAGCCGGCGACCCACGAGGAGGTGGGGGTGGCGTACCAGGCGGTTATGGTGGCGGAGGAGCTTCAGGACCTCCAGGACCAGGTACAGCTGGAACTACTAACACCGGAGGCGGTGGCGGAGGAAATGATACTGGATATAATCCAGCTCCAGTTGCAAACGGTGGTTCAGGCATAGTAATGATAAGGTATAAATTTCAATAGGTAAAAATTATGGCACATTTTGCAAAAATAAATGAACAAAATAAGGTACTAACAGTTTTGTATGTTAATGATAGAGATGTTCAAAATGAAGACGGGGTTGAAACTGAATCTGTTGGCCAAGCTTATTTAGAACAACACAATAATTGGCCTGCACATTTATGGATTCGAACTTCTTATAATACTGTTGAAAATCAACATTTAAAAGGTGGAACTCCATTTAGAGGAAACTATGCGGGCATAGGTATGACTTGGGATTCAGAAAATCAAATTTTTTGGCATGAAAAACCTTATGCTTCATGGGTAAAAGATATTTCAACTGCATCTTGGAAATCTCCAATTGGAGATGCACCTGCTTTAACTTCAGAACAACAATCAGAAGTTGATGCGGGAACTCATTTTTGGAAATACGACTGGAATGAAGACAATCAAACCTGGGATTTGACAAATAGTATAATTTAGATATATATATCGTTTTAACGATATGAGAAAGAAAATATTAACAGAACAAGCTTTATATTATGGTGATGTTTCAATGCCAAAAGGTTTTGAAATAGATTCTTTAGAATTAGTACAGTCTATTAATAAATCTTTATATTTACAAAAAGATTTTATTTTTTCAAAATCATGGGACATGTTAAATAAACATGTCATAGAATATGCTAAACTTAATTTTAACATAAGTTTAAGAAATAAAAATTCATGGGGAGATATATATATTCCTGGTGAAAAAACAGAACCCTTATTAAATATTAATCCTGTTGATTATAAAAATTCACCTGATTTTGTATTGTTATATGGAATAAATACTAAAAACTGTAATGTAAGAATTTATTATGATGATAATAGAAGGAAAGGAAGAAGTTTTGATATAGAATTAAAAAATAATATGTTCATTATGTTTCCATCTACAAACATGTATTACATTAATAATAAACAAACAGAATCTTTAAATTTTATTCAAACTATAACTTATGAATTTATCTAATTATTATTGGTATTTTACTTCAGCTATACCACCTAGATTGTGTGATGAAATTATTAAACATGGTTTATCCAAAACAGAAGAAATGGCTATAACTGGTGGTTATAGTGGTAAAAAATTAAATAAAAATCAAATTAAAAATATTAAACATAAAAGAAATTCTGACATAGTATGGTTAAATGATACTTGGATTTATAAAGAAATACATCCTTATATTCATCAAGCAAATAAATTAGCGGGTTGGAACTTTGAATGGGATTACACAGAATCTTGTCAGTTTACTAAATACAAATTAAACCAATATTATGATTGGCATTGTGACAGTTGGGATAAAACCTATAATAAACCTAATACAAATTTTCACAATAAAATTAGAAAGCTTTCAATGACTTGTCAATTAACTGATGGATCCGAATATGAAGGTGGTGAATTAGAATTTGATTTTAGAAACTATGATCCAAATATGAGAGAAGAAACTAAACATTTGAAACAAGCAAAAGAGATACTACCTAAAGGTAGTATTATTGTATTTCCTTCTTTTGTATGGCATAGAGTTAAACCAGTAACGAAAGGAGTAAGGTATAGCTTAGTTTGTTGGAACTTAGGCTACCCATTTAAGTAATATGGAAAAACATGAATATTTTAAAACTCCTATATGGGGAGAACAAAAATTAGAATTTTTAAAATCATTAAACAAAGCTTCTAATAAATATATAAAACAATCTAAAAATAGAGAAAAAGAGTATATAAAAAAATTTGGTGATTTTGGAACAAGTTATCATTCAACCACTCTTTTAAAAGACAATGATTTTTTAGATTTTAAAAAATACGTTGGACAAAAATCTTGGGATTTTTTAGATTCGCAAGGTTTTGATATGTCACAATATCAATTATTTTTTAGTGAATTATGGGTACAAGAATTTGCTAAAAATGGTGGTGGTCATCATTCAGCTCATATTCATTGGAATCAACATGTATCAGGATTTTATTTTTTAAAATGCTCTGATAAAACATCTTATCCAATATTTCATGAACCAAGAACAGGTGCAAGGGCAACTAAATTAAAAATAAAACCTATAGATAACATTTTTACCGGAACTGAATTAGTACATTTTAGACCTAATCCAGGCACTCTTTTACTTTTTCCAGGATATTTAGAACATGAATTTTCCATAGATCTTGGTGTTGATCCATTTAGATTTATACATTTTAATATTCAAGCTATACCAAAGGAGATGGCAAAAGATGTCGTTTAAAAAAAATAAATATATAGTTATTCGTCAAGCAATATCAAAAGATTTAGCAATTTTTATTGCTAACTATTTTTCAATGAAAAAACAAGTCTATGATACTTGTATGAAAAGTTATTTTATTTCTCCATACGAAAAGTTATTAGGTCATTACGAAAATAGTGATGAACAAATACCAAATACTTATTGCCATTATGCAGATATTGCTATGGAAACTTTAATGTTAAAATGTCAACCGATTATGGAAAAAGAAACAGGGTTAAAATTAAATCCTTCTTATACTTATGCAAGGATCTATAAAAAAGGCGATGAATTAAAAAGACATAAGGATAGGTTTAGCTGTGAAATTTCTACTACTATGAATTTAGGTGGTGATGATTGGCCAATCTATTTAGAACCATCTGGTAAAGAAGGCATGAAAGGTATTGAAGTTAATTTAAAACCAGGTGACATGTTAGTATATCGTGGTATTGATTTAGAACACTGGAGAAAACCATTTAAAGGCGAAGAATGTATTCAAGTGTTTTTACATTATAATAATGTAAAAACTAAAGGTGCTAAAGAAAATATTTTTGATAAACGTCCTCATTTAGGACTTCCATCTTGGTTTCAAAAAAATGCTTAATATATTAAATAATAATTCAGTAATAAATAAAATATCTGAAAACATAACTGTAGTAGATAGTATATTAGATGAACATTTTGTTGGTTTTTTAAGATTAAGAATGCAACTAGCAAATAAATATGACAATATTTATCCTAACTATGATTCAATAGATTTTTTTAAAGGCAGTGATTATATTCTAGATTCTTTATCACAAGAATTAATAAATAAATTTAATTTAGATGAATATAAAAGAACTTGGTCTTTTATATATAAAAATAATACTCAAGGAATAGGTGCTCATGCAGACATGTCAAATACCACAGTTAACCTTTGGGTTACTCCCGACGAATGTATGAAAGACCATACAAAAAATGGTTTGTTAATTTGTGATAAAAAACAACCTTTAGATTGGATGAAAAAACATCCAAAATATATAGTTGGATATAATTATAAATATGTAGATAAATTTTTTAAAGATGAACAATCTTCAATTGTAAAAATTAAATATAAATGTAATCGTGCTGTTATTTTTCACGGAGCTTTATTTCATAAAACAGACGATATAAAAACTCATGAAGGAATTTTAAACAAAAGAGTAAGTTATACAATTTTATTTGGAGATAATATACATGAATAATTTTATTGACTTATTATCTAATATAACTTTAGCTAATAAAAATCAAAGACAAAAAGAACTTTGGGATGTAGAAGGAGTGTTAAAAGACAGGTTAAATCAAAAATTTAAATTTGATTTAAGACCCATAAAAAATAATGTTAAAATAGGTAGTTTTAAATCAAAAGCTGATAAAATGGTTTTTGATATGAAAAAGGAATACGTGATTGTTGATTTAGAAGAATTAACTAAATATATAAAAGAAAATAATATAAAAGAAGTAAATTTAGAAGATTTAATATCTAAGCTAGATTGGAATATAATACTATCAAAATAATATAATTTTATGAAAGATTTAAAAAACACACATAAAGATTACATAGGTATTTATCCAAATGTAGTTACAGAAGATTTTTGTAAAAAAGTTTTAAATAAATATAATTTTAATAAAAAAAGCTTTGATTTAAAAAGTGGTAAACGATTTCTTTCAAACAGGCAAGAAACAGAACATGTACTTAAAATTGAAAAAGAAGATGAAACACTTTTTTTAACAATAAATGATTGTGACTATATTAAAGATTTTCATGATAAAACTTGGCAATGTTATAAGGAATATCAAAATTTTTATCCAGCATTAACAATGATTGGGCATCATAAAATGGACGATTGGATAAGACTTCAAAAAACTAAAGTAAGTCAAGGCTATCATATATGGCATAGTGATGGCGGTGCAAAAAAACCATCTGATAGAGTGTTAGCTATAATTATGTATTTAAATAATGTAAAAGAAGGTGGAGAAACAGAATTTTTATATCAAAAAATAAGAATTAAACCTAAACAAGGAACATTAGTTATATTTCCAACTTCTTTTCAATATATACACAGAGGAAATCCTCCTTTATCTGGAGATAAATATATATTAACAAGCTGGTTAAAATTTGTATAATAGTATATAAATACTACCAAAATAATAAAAAGCATATATAATGAGGTGCTATGCTTCAGAAAATACAGTTTAAGCCAGGATTTAACAAACAAGCTACAGAGACCGGTGCAGAAGGTCAATGGGTAGATGGGGATAATGTACGTTTTAGATATGGTCAGCCTGAGAAAATAGGAGGTTGGCAACAATTAGTTGACGGACAAATAGCAGGTCCAGTTAGAGATCAACACACTTGGACAGATTTAGATGGTAAAAAATACGCAGCTCTAGGTACATCTAAAGTGTTAGTTATTTATTATGAAGGTGCGTTTTATGATATTACACCTATCAATGCAGATCAGGCAGGAGCGACTTTTGATTCAACTACAGGCTCTGCAACAGTTACAGTTAACTTAACATCTCATGGTTTATTAGTTGGAGATTATTTTAAATTTAAATCTGTATCATTACCAGGTGGTGGTGAAACAGGATACACTGCATCCGATTTTGAAACAAATGTATTTGAAGTTATTGCAACACCTACAGGAAATACTTTTACAATTACTATGCCATCAAATGAAACTGGCACAGGTATGTCGGCTCAAGGTTCTGCAACATTAAATTCATATATCACCATTGGTCCAGTCTTTCAAACACCAGCTTATGGTTGGGGTACCGATAGTTGGTCATCAGGTGAATGGGGAGAAGAATCTTCTGTAACAAATGTTACACTCGACCCAGGTTCCTGGAGCCTCGATAATTATGGACAGTTGCTAGTTGCAACAGTTAAGAATGGTGCAACATACACATGGAATCCTGCAGCAGGTGGAGCTTTAGAAACTAGAGCTGCTGTTGTAAGTGGTGCACCAACTGCATCTTTAATGAGTCTTGTATCAGATAGAGATAGACATTTATTTTTAATGGGTACTGAAGAAACTATAGGTTCACCTTCAACTCAAAATAAAATGTTTATTCGATTTTCTAATCAAGAAGATATTAACACTTGGACACCTACTGCAACCAATACTGCAGGTACGTTTCTCTTGGACCAAGGAAATGAAATCATTGGAGCCGTACAAGGTAAAGATTATATTCTAGTGCTCACGGATCAAGCAGCTTATGCTATTCAGTTTGTGGGTCCACCTTTTACATTTAGTATTAGACAAGTAGGTTCTAACTGTGGATGTTTAGGTCAACATGCAATGGTTTATGCACAAGGTGCCGTCTTTTGGATGGGATTTGGTGGTGGATTTTTTATGTATGATGGTACGGTAAAACAACTACCATCTTTAGTTGAAGATTTTGTATTTACAACTCAAGGAGACAATTTAGGAATTAATTATGATGCCAATCAAATTGCATATGGTTATCATAACTC